TGATCTGGGTAAGTTGCAGTACCAAATGATGTCTCTTGTGTGCCATTTACATAAACTTTTACTCTGTTACTCGCAGTACCTTGTGTTGTATCAATAGCGACAACTATATGATACCAAGCGGTAGGGTCTCGGAAGACTCTATCTGTATTTATATTTATTTTAGTTGTGCCACCAATCTTAGCAAATACTTGTAATTTACTGTTTGAATCTATGTAAATTGATGCACTATCAGAAAAAGAGGACCCATTATCAATTAAATGTTGTCCTGTAAATTTAGAATTTTTTATCCAGTAACTATAAGTTCCTATTCTTGTGTTATCAGATGTTCCTTTGGTTCTACTTAGGTTATCACTGCTACCATTATTAAATCTCAATGAATTTGTAACATTAAATCCTGTATCTTTTATGGAATTAGTTCCTAGTATTAGTGGCATTTTAACTTTCCAATTTTGGTAGTTCGCCTAATGGTCTTTCATAGATAGGATTTTCTTCTGTTCCTACATTAACGTATTTATATAAAGTTTCTAAAGCTGGAGTATCTTCAGCGTTTAAAATTTGTTCTTCCATATCAGCTTGTTTGGTTCTTATGTTATCTCTATGGTTTGATATTTCTGAAGGTATGTCAATAGACTTTTCTGTTTTTCTTGTTACATACCAATCAGTTTTAGAAAGTTCACTAGATACTTTTAATTTTAATTCATCAATCAAATGAGATTTTAAACCTTTAATAACTACTACAGGGTCTAGTTCATTACCATTTTCGTCTGTTGCATTTTTATCTGCGTATTCTTTAGGGGTTGCAACTCCCCAAGATCTTGTTACTTGATCATTTGCGTAACTAAATTGTTCATCTGTGTTAATATAATATTTTTGATCTTTTTGATTAGTTGTGTCGGTTATTACTTCATAAATACCTATTGCATTTAATTCTTCTTTAGACCACAACTGAAATATTTTAGCTGGATATTGGACATCATTAATTACCATTGGTATTGGATTAGTAATAATTTTTTTTATTTGGTTATCTTCTACTAATGCGTACATATTTTAACTTTCACTTAAATTAAGAGTTCTACCTACTTCTTGCCAAACTGTTCCATTGTATCTGAAAACTAATATATCTGTTTTTCCGTCTGTTGAAGTAAAAGTTGGAGCAGTTGAAGCCGCAAATTCAAAAGCAGTATTGAAAGCAATAGTGTGAGAACCATCATAATTTATTTCTAAACAAATAAATGAACCTTCAACTGAATTACTTGGTGCAGAAAAAGTTGTATTTTCTGTTGTTAGATGAAATGCGTTAGGCTTTGCCTGTGTGTCCCAAGCAACTGCATTTGATGATGATGTTAACGCCTGTTGTGGGATATAAGCTAGGTCGTTAAATTTTATTGCTCCTGTTCCATTTGTTGTAAATTGTATATGTCCATTTGCACCATCTTCTACTGTGATATTCCCTGAGTTAGTTCCATTGTTTGTATTTAAGATTAAATCTCCTGTGCCTTGTGTTGTTAATGTTGCGTTCGCATTGTTATCTCCAATCTGAACTGTATCAGCACCTAAATTAACATCGCCTGTACCATTTGGAATAATATCTATATCTGCATTAGATGTAGATACTATATCATTTCCGTTTACATCAAGGTCTCCACCAAGTTGAGGCGTTGAGTCTCCTGAAACATCTGCAACTACTGTTGAATCTAAAAAATTAACTGTATTAGCTGAATAGTCTATTGTTGCAAAACTTATATCATCTGTTCCATCGAAAAATTTAATAGTTGGGCTTGAGGCAGACGTTGTGTCTAACCACATTGTACCAGCAACCGCAGAAGAAGGTCTTGATGTTCCTGAGTTCATTGAGTTTATAGCTGATAGAACTGTATTAATATCTGACCTAACTGTAGGGAAACTTGCGTTCGCTATTGTAAAATCTGTTGCTTGTGCCATATTTATTTATACTCCTTTTAAAAGCCCTTTGCAATAAAATCAAACGTCCTTGAAATATTTGATCCACTTGAATTTTTAAATAATACGTCAAAACTACTAACAGTTTTGTTGCTTACTGTAAAAAAATCTCCAGTAGACATATTTTCTGCCGTTATTCCTACTGCATAACTAGCAGATTTAAACGGAGTTGTAAACGTAACAGTTTTAGTTCCTGTACCTGATGATATATCATTTCCGCTAAATACTCTATCAGGCATATCAACTACTACTGTTGCTTCTTGAACAACTGCACTTGAGGCCAAATCACTAGACGTTAAAACAAGTCTAAATTTTAAATATCTAGCAGTATAGTTACCTATAACAAATGTCTGAAAAGATGTAAAAGTTGAATTATCATCTGATGTTGCTATTTCTAGGTGTGCATCACAATTAGCTGGTGTGTCTCCGTCAAAGTTAGATTTTGCACTGTCGAATAGTCCGCTCCTATTGTCAAAAAGGTCGTCTGGATTTCTGGCAGTTTGTGTTAAAGATGCTGAAACTCTAACTGTATGTTTAGCACCTATATCAACAACATTTGCAAATTCATAATTACCTGATGCCAAAAAGTCTGCATTTGATACACCAGAATCAAAAAATCTAGTTGTTTCATCATCAAAATTTCCTGACGCTGAATCAAATAGTTCACTCGATTCTAGTATTATTGCATTGTCAGATGTAGTTACATTATTTTTTGTACCAGCAAAAGTAGGGTGTTCATCTATAGTTTGTACTGCATTAAAGTTTGTAACACTTGCGACATTAGAAATAACTGCAGTTGCATTAGAGGAAAAATTTCCTAATTTATCTACGGCTTTTATCAGGTAAGTGCCTGCACGAGCTGGGACAGTTATTGATGTTGCTGGTCTTGAAACTTTAGTAACTAAATTTACTGAGTTAAGCCATTCAGCAGTTCCGTCAGTTTTGTTAGAAAATCTTATTTGGTAAAATGCTAAATCTAAATCTGGTACGGCATCATAACTTAGATGTGCATCTGCTCCAGATACATTGCAAGTAAAGTTCTCAACATCTGAGGGTGGCAAAATTGCACCAACAATAGTTCTTTGGGCTGATACGAAAGTTGAGCTAACTTGTTGAGTGTTTACTGCTTTAACTCTTACGTCATATATTTTTTGATCGATAACATTTAATATTCTGTGTGTTAATGATGAACCCCTCGAACCAATGATAAAATCTGAATCTGTGCTTAATTTATATTCTACTTGATAAAAATCTACGAAACTGTCAGGAGAAGCACCTATTGCTATATCTAATGCTACAATAACTGTGCCGTCATTATACTCTACCAAAGTATCTGATAAAGTTACACTTGCTGGTGGTTGAACCACAAATGGATTAGGTAAAGTTGTTGAAGGCGTACTTGAAACTTGTCCTTTCGTTGCAAAAGTATAATGACTATCTTGGTGTTCAACAAGTTGTAAACTAATTGTATAATCTTCATTGAAAGTCATTTGTAAAACTCTGAACGCTTTAGATGAGAAGCCAGCACTTGAAAGTGTAATATTAACAATATCTCCAATGTGTAATTGATATGCATTAAAACCAGCAGTTATGCTAAGGCCTAAAGATTCTCTACTACGTCTTAAAATAATTTCAGCCATTTCTTCAGCCTGATAGGGGCTGGTTATAGTGCTAAAATCAAATTTGCCCTCTAGCAAAAATCCTCCATCAGCAGTTTTCATTGTTGCGTGTTTATCTGCAGTTGGTAAACTACTATCGTCTGTCGGAGGAAAAGTTATTTGATCTGCTTGAAAATTACGATCTGGATTGATGAATGTTGCTACTACTCTGTTATATTTTGTATTTTTTGTTGGTGAGGCTATAGAATATCCACCTATAATGTCATCTTCGTTTAAAGTAATAGAAGCTGATCCTGTTGTTTCAATAACTAATTTATACTTGCCTTGTACATAAGGCAAATATCCTCTCATACCTTGTAATAAATCTCTCACGTTATCTATAACTTTTTTTGAAGTATCTAGCACTGCATTGGTATCAAAAATGTTTATATCACTACCACCAGAAAAAGGCGTTACTTGTGTTACGCAAACTTGTGAAGCGTCATAAAAACTTTGTAAATCAATATCTGCAGTTGCTATACCTTTACCATATCTTTCGTTTCTCAAATAATCTAATAAACAAAAAGCTGGATTAGTAGAAAAAGAAGCAGTTTGTTCAGATAAATTAGAAGCTAAAGTAACAACTTTTCTACCTTTTATTTTAGCTTGTACTTGTGGTATTCCTCCAAAAATTTCTTGATTCCATTTAAATTTGAGAGCTAGATATGCTATACCTGATAACTTATGATTTGATCCCCAACTTGATAGTGTAGATAATAAACTTGAAGCACTTTGGCCGTCAGTACCAAAATGTGGCTCAATCGTGATATAACTTACTCCGTCTTTATAAAAAACAGAATCACTACTTGCTACAGTTCTTTGTGTGTTATCTGACAATGCACCAGAGAAAGTAACAACTTTATCATCAACTCTTATTTCTTCTATCGAATTAATTTCTCCTTCACATAAAACTAAAGCTATATATAAGAACTCGTTATCGGATCCAGAGGACTCTACAAAGACCCTTGTGCCTCCTAGCAATCTTTCCCCATAAACCACAGGAATTGAGGCATTATTAGATTGTTTATTTAATAGTATACCTCTCTCAGTTTCTTCAAAATTATTCGTACCATAATCAGGAATATCAGGTTGATTATTTTTCGATCTTAAATAAATCCAGCCAATAGCAAAAATAGCTAGAGCAACAAATGGATTTATATTTTTTAGGAAATTTGTTACTTTAATAGCCTGTGCAACTTGTTTTGCTTTTTTAAATATCTTACCCATTCCAAGTTTCCCTTACTGTTTTTCTTACTATATTTCTTATACCATTATTTTTACTTAGTCTTAACCATTGAGTCTGTTTATTAACTCCAATATATTTACAAATATTTTTCAAAGACCATTTATAAATTTGTCTAATGTTTTTAGTTGCTAAGAAATCTAAATGAACAAATATGTTACCAGAATTATAATGTTCAACTATCCCTGTTTTAAGAAAATAAATTAAATTATCATAATTTAGAAACGTCCAACTAACAAAACCATATATACCTTTATCGTCTCTAAAAACTTTATAATGATTATGCTTAATACAATCTTTGTTTTCTTCAAATATAGTTTCGTTACTAAAGCAACTATATCTGTCAAATGATTTGTAAAAATTTATAATATCTTGCATTAAGCTCTACCCCATTTAATATCTAATGTTGTTTGACTTGCAAAATCCATACCAACATCTGTATTGAAAAACCTTTGTTGAGAATTGTTGTTTGTGTTCCTTCCTGATTTTTTGTTAAAATCTGCCCAATGGGAAACTACTGTTAAAATAACTGAAGATTCTGTTTCTGTTTCATCAATTTGGAAAGTATCGATATTGCCTGAGTATAATAAAATTGGATCAGCAACTATTGCATTACTGCTATCTAAAACACCTCTAAAAATATCTACAGTATCATTAACTACGTTTTCATTTAGTACTGTTGAGATAAAAGTTTGATCAGCACCAGATAAAGCCAGACTTAAAGATGCTTTTGTTAAATCAGTTTCTTCACTAAAAGAGGGTACGGATATTAAAAAAGATGAAGGTGTATATGTAACACTTGATCCAGATATAGAAGAGGTCAAACTAAAACTACAATCTGTAATGTTTACAGGGGTTCCAAAACCTATTGTAATTAAATGGACAGGCCTAATCTCCCCTGTTGCTAGTTCGTTCTTTATTGCTGTTGATAATGTTCTCGTCATATTTCTCGTAAGTTGTTCTATTTATTTTTTCACTATTTTTTATCATAACATAACTGAAAGTTCCATCAGGAGTTTTATATTTTCCTAGATCATTTGTTGTAAGGTTTATCTCGCTTTCATCTATAATCTTTTCAGCAATAACATCAACATTGATCCAATGTTTGACTAGATACTTGGCCATTATATCGCTTCTTCAACGTCCAATTCAAATTTATATAATAAATTACCGTCTTTATCTGCTCCAACTGCACCAAACTCTTGAACATCATTTGTTAAATGAACTGTAAAAGGTACATTATCATAAGTTACTACTGAATCATCTGCTAAAGCAGTTATTAGTGGAGGCTCTATCGTTACTGTTGCCGCATTTGAAGAACTCGTTACATCTTCAACCACCATATATATTTTGTTATGCGAGGCAAATTTTAAATAATCACCAGCTTTAAATCTACCAGCTCCATCACTTGCAAAAGCGTCCATAGCAATAGTAGTATCTCCTACTGCGTGAACACCATTAACTAATACTGTTCCTGTTTCGTTTCCTCTAGCGTCTTCTATTTCTGGTGGGATAATTGTAAAATTTTCTTTTCCTGATCTTTGTTTCATTATGAAAGCCATAAGCTCTCCATAGACATCTGATCTTTTTGCAGTAATTATTCTAGCAGTGAATCCAAATCTTTGTCCGTCTATTTGTCTTGAAAGTTTTTTACCAGATAATGATTTAGAAATAATTGTATTTTGAATAGAACGTATACCCATCGTTTCAAATTTAGAATTAGATATTGGAAACGCACCAGACATTATATTATTTCTCCTCTACCTTTTTCTGCTAAAGCGTTGTTTATTATTGAAGTAATAGTACCTCTATTTTCTACTAACGCTTGATCAAAGCCCCTTGAATCTATTGTGTTGATAGTGAAGTTTACGTTCACACTACCTCCACCTAAACCTCTAGCGTTCTGGGTAATCTGACCAGATGAATTAGGAATGAATAATTCAGGACCTCTTTCTCCAACTACGACTGGATCTCCTTTTGATACTGAACCGCCTGATGCCATACCGCCACCTGATGCAAAACTTAAAAATGTATTAACTAATTGTCTTTTTGTTTTCTTTTTTTCTTGTTCATTTTGTTCTTTCTTTTCTGCAGTTATTTGTTTTTCAATACCTAATTTTGTTAATAGAGCAACTATGGTTGAGTTTTCTAAAGCTATTTGTAAAGCTATTTTTAACGCTATTTCTACCATTGCTGAAATAATTTTTATCAGTATTTGATCTGCTATATTTTTTAATGTGTTACCAAAATCTTTACCTAAAACTATACTTTCAGCAATACCTTTTGATACTCCTTTTATACCCATTTCGAATATTTCAAATGCTTGTTTGGATAATGTTGTTAGTTTTTTTAGTGAGTCTTCATTCAATTTTTCCAATTCTTTTCTAAAAGGAGAAATATTTCTTTTTAGTTTTTCTGCTTCACGATTGGCCTTTTCAACCTCCTTTTGCATTTTATTTACTTCTATAGTATTAAGTTCTATCTCTTCTCTTACTCTTTCAAAAACGCCTCTAATACCCTCTATCTTTTTACCAGACTCTTCAAGACCTTTATTAAATCCTAAATCAATATCTATACCTAATTTTTTTAAAAGTTTTCCTATTTGATTGATAACTAGACCAATAGTAAAAACTAATATTCTTCCTCTAGTTCCTAATGCTAAAAATCCTATAATACCTAACTCTCTAACAACAGGGGGTAAAAAATTGATAATGTCTATTATACCCATTATACCAGATGCGATAGTTTTAAATACAACTTTGATAGCATCTACAGTTTTTACAAATCCTACTATAGCTTCTTCTATAAAACTCATTAAACCTTTTGCTAACTCTCCAGCAAATTTTTGTAGTACTGCTTGGTTCTCTTCTACAAGTTTATTTATTGTTATCAATCCTCCTTTGATAAAATCAAAAAAACCAGCTTCATTAGTTTGTAATTGAAACTTAAATATTTTGTCTCCGATCATTGATAATGTACCATCGAATGTAGTACCTAATACTTCTGCGGCCTTACCAAACTTTCCACCCTCACCAAAAACTTTTTCCAATGCTTCTGCAGATTGTTCAGCAGATAAAGTAACACCTGATTTGAAACCAAGCATTGCTCTAACACCTCTTTCTCTAAATATTTCTGCGGAAGCTAAACCAGCAGATAATGATCTTTGAACTTGTTCTGCCGCAATCCTAAAGTCTATTCCTGTTACTGCTGCAATATTACCTACAAGCTCTAAATTTTTTCCTAATGCTTCAGCGTCTTTTGAAACTACCGCTAAGTTACCAGATGCTTGGGCTATTTCTTGTAGGGTAAAAGGAACTTTTCCAGCAAACTGAACTAAAGTATCAAACGCTTTACGTCCTTCATTTACTGATCCAAATAAAAAGAAAAATCTTAATCTAAGTTGCTCTACTTCTCTACCAACATTAATAAATGATCTTGCTATTAAACCACCGCCTATCGTTAGTAATGCAGACTGCACAGAAAATATCGATCTTCTTAAATTACCTAATCCTCTTTGAACTGCACCAAACGCTTGTTTAGTTTTGTCTTTTGCTAATATATTTAATACAATATTATTGGTTGCCATTATCTGTGTCTCGCTTTATTCATAGCTTCATCGTGTTCTTCTTTTTCTAATATAAGATATCCTAACCAATGGTTATATTCCCATTCTTCCATTTGTAAAACATCTTTAATAGATATTTTTAACCTATCAGCGAGAATAATACAATTTTTTAATGAAGGATCAGATTTTAGTTTTTTTTTACATCCTCTGGAGAAGGAACTTGCACCATTGCGGTTGCAATCTTCGAGAGGACGTCGGAATCTACTTTATGCATTAATGGTAATTTATCTTCTAAGGTAAATAACTTTTTACCGTCTTTGTCTAACGCTTTCATAATAACAACATCTGCTAGTATACTAACATCTGTCATATTGTCTGACTTTTTGAAAAGTTTATTCTTTTCAGATAAGGTTATAGGATTCCAATAAATGATACTAGGTTTACCATCTTCATCAACCCATTCTTCAACTTCAATTTGTTGAACGCCAAGAGATTCAAAATGTGCTTTTGCTCTATCTATAAATTTCATAGAGTATTATTAGACAGTACCTCTTGTTAATGTTCCTGTACCTTGAAAAGTAACTGATCTAGTAATTACTGCGTCCATAGCATTGTTTACTGACATTCCTGTAATAATTCCTGACCCTGTAAAACTTTCATCGCCAGAACTGTTGCCCTCTGGTAACAAAACAAAATCTATTGAACTTCCTACAGTTAATGTTTGTTGCGGGGAATCAGTTTCATCATAGTTCATTTCTAAAGTTCCTGAAAATGATGTTCTTCCAGCCAAGAATGATTTAGTTGCATCAGTCAGAGCAGTATCCTCTACGACATCAGCAGTAGTTTCAAGTGTGAAACCTGTAATTTCACCT